GTTATACTTGATTGTGTTACTAACAGCTACAGTATGGATATTAACCTAATGCGTGAGTACTATGTGCTTATCCACGCCCACCCAATCAGCAAGCCCAAGTCAAAACTCAGCACCATCAAGCCCGTCATCACTGCCATGTAGTAACCAGTATGCATGATCAAGTCTCCCCGTTCAAACGGTCGTGGCGGCTCTACCCCACGGCGCGGAGCTTTTTTCTTCACTGTGGCACACTGCCAAGTTTCCTGGTATGCATCTGCTCTTGTGTGCTCTGCCACACTCACTTGATTGTGCGCCAACACTGTTATCACAACCAGTTCCGATTCCCCAAATTGACTATGCCCACTGGGCCTACACTCCAGCCCTTGTGAGTGTATCACCAAGCCCTGAGCATCTCTTTGTATCAAGTCCATTGCAGTAAGAATAAAGTCTTGTATTTGGGTTTACGAAACGCCACGCAGGCTTGCCAATAGTCTATGGAAGTTCCATTGTGATAGGCCCATTCACTGTAGTGACTGCCTACGTTGCGATTCAGCCACAGTTCCATCTCATCCACAGCACTGACCCAATCCCACTGATTGTCCACCAATATGATGGGCCAGTGTGCCGTGGCAATGTGCTCAAAGGGATGTATATCAGGAAGGTAATAGCTTCTTGGCATACGTTTATTTAGTGTGAGGCAAGCAAGCGTGTAACGGATCTGTAATCTGCGTTTTACCGCTTGCTACTTCGTAGCTTAGGCTTTTCCGGCGCTTCGCGCTTCGCGCAAAAGGTCCTATATGGGCCCCTGCTAGAATAAATACTCTATAGAGAACAAGGGATTCGGTATGCAGAAAACGCTTAGACAACTCATGGATGACATTGCTCAAATTGAAGCTGGGTATACCAAGCCACATAGATTAAACAGCTTTAACTTTTATCAGGGTACTTACAATGAAGATTCAAGTTTGGATGAAGTCGCAACACAGGGCGGCAAGAAATGGCCCACAGCAGGCGCAGAAATTCGTGCTTTCCAACAGGCCAATCCTCCACTAAAAGTAGACGGACTTATTGGTCAAGCAACACTGGCCAAGCTACAACAATTGGGCTATGTTGCTCCAAAAGGATTTACACCAGTTGCCAGTAAGTCCGCAGTTCCAGGTGCCGCTCCTACTGCTCCACCAGCCGGATCAGCAGATCCAGCTACCTCACCAAGTGCTAACGGTGCGCAACCAGTTTATAGTATAGATGCTAAAACTATGGCTAATTATAGTCCTGAAGCCATACAAGCACGAAACAATGGTAATTTCTTCAGAGTTGCTCGTGATTGGAAAGACGGTACTCCTCCACCAAATCCGGATGGCGACTACGCAAGTACCAGTGGTAAAGTACAACGTCCAGAGATCATGAAGATAGAAGCTGATCAACAATGGGCGGCCACAGATGGCAATAAAATATTTGTCAACTACGATGGAACCCCCATTGTTTCGCAGAACAAAAGTACTTGGCCCACTGATCCAAAACATCCGTATTATCACTTTGTGTTCACTGGCACTTCCGGTGAGCATGGCGGCAAAATACGCCAAGGTCAACGCTATGATCCTTTACGATGGAAATTGAGCAGTTTATTAAAGAAAGATATTCACGGCAAGACACAACTTGATTATAGAACACCAAATAAAGTATGTCCTGTTGTAGGAGGCAACGTTCCAGGCTACACCCAAGGTAATGTTCAGAATGTTTGGGGCAAATTAAAATTTAGTGAGTATGGACATGAATTACAAGCAGGGTGGGTTGGGTCGCAAGGCGGCGCACTTATGTTATCATGGATTCCTATGACATTTACCCGTCCGGACGAAATTGATCAAGCACTGCTGGCCGCAGTGGAAGAGATAGGCGATGAAGCACAGGGAATATGGGAAAAGTACCACGATATAGGAAAAGTTTCAAAACTAGCTAAGATTAGTTTTCCCAGTCCGTTTGGTAATGCAATGGGTAATCAATTTGTTGCTACTAAAGGCAAAATTTCTTGGCATTTTGCTTGTGGAAACGTATTTGTCAGAAGTCAATCGGCATCGGGTCCACACGTTGATCAAATTACAATATATTACTTTGGGCCAAGTAACGAATGGGCCAGTACAGGTTCATCTGGAATGGCGGCATTATGCGCTGGCTTAAAACTAGTTAATGGTGTTGAACCGTTGGCCAAAATAACTCCGCCAGTTAACGAAGAACTAGCACAGCTAATAAAACTGGCAAAATTAACCTAAATAATTTATAAGAGAACAAAGGATTCATTATGCAAAAAACGCTTAGACAACTCATGGATGACATTGCGCACATAGATGCGGGCCATATCCGACAACGCACTTTGGAAGGCTACAATCGCCATGGTAGAGATCTACATCACAAGGAAACCTGGATCTCAGAAGCGCCAGCAATAGGCGTTAAGCCTGCTCCAGCCAAAACAGCACCGATGCAAGGTGCTAAAAAGTGGCCACAAACTGATCCAGAAATTCGTGCATTTCAAAGAGCCAATCCGCCATTGGTAGTGGATGGAATTATTGGTAAGAAAACACTGGCTCGACTGACACAGTTGGGCTACGCACCACCCACAGGATTCAAACCAGTAGCAGACAAAGTAATTCCCGGAGCCGCCCCAAAAAGCACACTGGCACCCACTACTGGATCAAGTGTTATGCCGCCTGCACCAGCCAGCGCCGCACAACCTGCTGTGAATGGTGAAGCTGATGATGACGAGTCCAAGTACACAGTGGATGATTGGAGAGCACAGGCCGCAGAGCGTGGTGCTGGTCCTGCGGCCATACCAGCCAAAGGTGACTTTAGTGGTGGTAAAAGTGGCAAAGGTCGTATGCCACCGGGCGAAATGCCTCCCGGTGCCAAACCATTCAAAAACAATCCCACATTACAATATGTGTACAATGGTCAAGTGTATGACCTACGAGACGGTTATCCTATTTCCGATGAAAGCCCTATGTTGGCTCCGGGACAGGCAGAAAGAGAAGAAGACAGCAAGTGGGACTCATACGGCAACAAGCGAGGAAGCTATAAGGTAGTGGATGTTTGCCCTGTGACAGCTGACACTGGCTTGCCCACAGGCGGCAATCCAAACGAAATGGATCGCATACAAAAAGGCTTTGGACGTGGCATGAAACTGGGTGCCACTTGGGATTATAAAGGTGCGGCTGTGAGCATATGGTACAGACCCGAGGGTGGCAAAGATCGCATGTTCTTTGACATCAGTACTTTGGCACAGATCATGGGTGACTGGGCTGGTGCCTTTAAAAGCGTAGGTTACAACATGACCGAAATGAAAGATCTCGGCAAAATAACCAACAGCTTGGGCAATGGACTGGGAGAAGTATTCTCACTTGTGAACAGTCAAGGACAAAAGGTACGTGGTGCTGGCAGTGTTCAACAGATTGCATTTACCACAGCAGAAGGTGTAAAGAGTTACGCCACAGTTGATGTCAGCTTTTTAGGACCAGAAGCCGCATGGTTAAATGGTGGAGAAGCTGTGTGGAAAAACGCATTCATGGGATTGAAAATGGCCCCGGGAATCACTCAAATGACACGTACTGAGCGTAAGAAAACTGTGCCCAACTACCAAGCAGATATTGCGGCCAGTACATTGCCAGAAGGTTGGCAACCAGGCCAAATTCCAAAATTAGAACTTGTGCCCAATACTGGCAAGGACCGGGTGGTCATGTACAAGGGTCGTAGACTGGTAATTACAGGAGGCCGTGGTATATCAACGCGATACCCTGATTTTACCGTGGGCGCACATAATTTCGGTATGGCGAGTCGCGGTCAGTTGTCTTGTTGGGTCACTGGCCCAGGCAGTGCTGTGTGTGGTTTCTAGCTAACATCACTAGAGTAAATTAATGATATTCACTATAGGTTTTGCTCTAGTTCTGTGTTATTATAGTGATACATACTAATGCAGTATGTATTTTATAAAGGAGAATTCATATGTGGACTACACCATCAGCAACAGACATGCGCTTTGGTTTTGAAATCACAATGTACGTAATGAACCGTTAAGCAATAAAAAAGCCCAGTAACACCTGGGCTTTTTCACGAGTGCGTTTTATGCCAACTGTTGTTTGAACCAATCTAAGAATGGTTTATTTTTGGGATCTTGTAAGGCCGTTGCTTGTGCATTAAACCGTGTTTGATATATGGATGAGCCATTCCATACTCGATAAAATGGTATTTTTAATCGCTGAGCCGTTGCAAGTTTCTCATGCAAAAACACAATCCAATATAGATTTAGGTAGTCGGTCATTCCGGCCTGCATCACTTGATCCATGAACTTTCGTTGTTGAGGACGATTGTCAAGCACTAGGCCGTTGTAGCCAAAATCTTCTCTGCCTTCAACCAGCGCCAACTGTGCCCAAGTTTCAGGCGATATTGCAGGTAGTAGTTTTCGATCTCTCGCCCATTTGTACGCACTCAACAGTTTGGTTAGTTGTCCATTTGGATTAAAAGAAAGAGGCAGAGTTTCTACTGCGCCAGTACGCACATCACCTCTCCACGCTTGCAACCACCCAGCAGGTGCAGGCTTATTTGGCGTCCATTTGCGGGCATCGGTTGGCCCGGGTTCAGCTTGCCCCACTTGCCCACCTTCAATAATAAATTCTCTTAATCTCATACAATAGTTATTATGCTTGTGCTTCACCCCAACGTAGAATAACGTTACAGTTGGTGTTAGTACCTGCTACCTTGTACACGTTGATGGCTAGTACGTCAGGACCATTAGGGAATGTACCACGTCCACCGATACTTGTACTAGTAAGTTCTTTCAATGTGTCCAAGCTCAATGTACTGGTTTCTCCCGGATTAGCAATAAAGGAGAATACCTGTTCACCTGGCAAGGCAAACTGCGCACCAAATTTAAAGTCTGCGTTACTGCCTGCACTGATAGTGGCATTGGCGGCCTGTGTGAATGTGATACGAAAAGAAGTGGCTCCAATCACACTGGCAACAGTAAACGCAGTAGCAGTGCCAGTGCCAGTGCCAGTTACAATCAGTGTACCGGCCACACTTGATGTTACCACAAATGTTCCATTGTAAGCACCGCCAACAACACCACTCACAGTTACGCTTGAACCCACTGGATACACTGTGGTGCCTGTTAGTGTGTAAGTTTGTGTAGTGCCGCTACCACTGCTGGCTGCGGCAGATACCGCACTGGCAGTACCGTTAAATGTGCGTGTGGCCACTTGTGTCACAGCTGAACCTGCTGGGAACGCGGTAAACGTTGAGTTTAGTTTGGTACCAATAGTTGCACCGCTGGCCAACCAACTTGCACTGGTAAAGAACAAAAAGTTCTTGCTTACATAAGTGGCCGCACTGCCTGAAGCTGTAGCAGTGACCGCAATGTCATTACCACTACCGCTGGTACTGTTGGCGTTGGCGTTGGCACTCATAACAATTCTAGTATGGCTGGTTCCGCCAATGCTGATATAACTAGGAGTTACACCATTGATAGTTTGTCCACCAGTAATAAATGTATTAACACTCAATAAATCACCCACAGCAATACCGCTGAATAACCAGTCGGTATCTGTCACTAAGAAGTCACTACGGGTCGCGCTCAATGCTCTGGCATAGGTTGAACTGGTCGCACTGGTGGCAACAATTGCTATGTTATTACCTGAGCCCGCTGGGCTGGTAGCATTGGCCAGTCCACTCATGATAACACGGGCATAACTTACACCTGCAACTGTTGTGTAGTTGGCAGTGATGTTTGAAATTGTTTGACTGCCGGTAATATAAGTGGCCACTGCCAACACGTCAGTAACGGCCGCTGTTGTGGCCGCATATTCTGTTTGAGTTATTAAGAAATCACTACGAGCCACGTGTAAAGCTGTGTTATAATTGGCCGCTAGACTACTTGTAAATGTCACCGTGATATTTTGTGCGCCGTTAGTGGCCGCCGCAGGACTTGTGGCTGTACCTACTGCACTTATGCCGATACGTGTGTAATCTGTTCCATCAATAGTAACATAATTCCGTGTGATAGCGTTGATAGTTTGTGCGCCAGTCAAGTAAGTGGACGCACTCACAGTATCACCAATGGCCAGTGGTGTGGCCGCTGTGAACCCATCAAAAGCTGTAGTGGTAATCAAGAAATCATTACGGCTTAAACTGATAGCACTGTTGTATGTGAGATTATAAGGACTCACAATTGATAATGTCACGTTGTTGCCTGAACCAGCTGTGCTTGTTGTGCTGGGTGCTGAGTTCAATACAATACGAGTGTATATACCACCATTAAAACTAGGCGTAATACTGCTGATTGTTCTGCCTCCAGAAACGTTGGCACCTGTGACACTGTCACCTAGTGCTGGTAATGGACTTATTGCACTAAATTCTGTATTGGTAATTAAAATGTCGGTACGCACAGTATTGGTGGCATTTTGATATCTGGTATTGGTACTTGTTGTGGCAGTTACGTTGTTGCCATTTCCACCTGTACTGGTCACAACAGGATTGTTACTCAACACAATACGTGTATAGATGCCGCCGCTGAATGCTCTAGTAATGCTTACAATGGTTGTGGCCGCATTAAAGAATCCACCTGTCAAACTGTCGCCTGGTTGGATAGTGGTAGTCAATGCATCGTATTGTGCGTTGGTGATCAAAATATCATTACGGCCAGTATTGGTCGCATTGATATAATTGTTATTGCCGTACGGTTGGCCAACGTTGAATCCTCTTGCTGTTAGTGTTTGAGCAATTGGAGTATATGGGTTGCCGCTTGTAAATCCCAATGCTGTGATGCCAGCAGTTGAATATCCAAAACTCTGTGCGGCTCCAGTTTGTGTCACAGCACTGAAACTTCTAGCTGTTAATGTATTGGTAACTGGTGCAAAACTTCTTGCAGTGATTGGTGTTGTAAATGCACCCTGAACCACAGCACTACTGGTACTGGTGTTGCCACTCCATGTTACAGATCCACCTGAGGCAATCTGCGCAAAACTTGGCTGTCCACCTGCCGCACTGGACGACAATGTGGTCCAGGTAATTTTAGTAGGATCAGTTGGGTAGTTGATGGGATTTAAAATGCCCTGTACAACAATTGCACCGCCGCCTGATACTGAATCACTTGCAATGGTAATACCAGATAGTAACAATTGCGCACGATTTAATAATTCTCTTTCACCCAAGTCGCCTACAATAGCGTTACTTACGCTGGGTGCCAGACGGATCAAGAAGGAAGTGGCCGGATCAACGCTGGCTGTTACACCAGTGGATGCGTAGTTAAAAATGTATCCGCGATCATTGTCAAACTGTCCGTCAATCATAAATGCTGAACCCCAGTGACTGATGATAGGAGTAATTGTATTACTGATCAATACCACACCCTGGCCTTTTGCATGACTGGCCGCTGGACCTGCGGTAAATGTTCTGTTAGATCCTGCTACAAATTGTGTCAATGGTGCGCTTCTTACACAGTTTAATAAATTTACACCGTCATTGTTGGTATAACGAATCATTTCGTTTTCAATCATCACAGTGCCAGCAGTTGGAAAGAAAAATGCATTATCCAATGGAATAGTTGTGACACTACTGTTAATGGCACTGGCCAGTGAACTTCTTGCACCTTCATTGATAACTTCATAACGAACTGGTTGGTTACCAGTACGCATATATGCTTCAGTGTTCACGTTGCTGTTACGGAAACGATGTGCAAATACATAATCGCCTGTTGGACCACGTAGCATGAAGTCAATAAAACCAGCACCATACCATGTCCATTGCATACCAATCATTTGCATTTTTGTCACATCTAAACTGTAGCCGCTTGGGCCTGAACCATTTAATGGATCCAAGTTCCAGCTTTCTTGTGGAACTATCAAGTCAACAGTTTTACATGCTTTGGCACCAACTACATCGGTTACTCCTCTATAGTCAGGACTCACAGATATGTTGGTATCGCTGATAACGTTTGTAACCACATGGCTCATTCCGCGAATAACAATGCGATCGCCGGATATCAATTGTTGTGTAAATCTAGTGTTTGTTCCTGTGACGGTGTTGCCGTTAGCCGGAATGTTAATAATGCCTGCAAGTTGGAAAGTACTGGAACGTTTGACCAACGCCATTCGCATGCCGTCATATTGATAAAACATACCGTTCTGGTCGTCAAATGTGCCTGAACGCACAGTTGCACCATGCCAGTTGCGCACACTCATTACGCAAGGACTACCAATAACAGCAGTAGTGGCTCCTAAAGATGTAATTGCAACTACTTTTAACACACGCTCATTTACAATGTTAGTTACAGTATAAACTCCGTTATAGCCGGTGGTTGTAACTCCACTAATTTGAATTGCCGCACCAACTTGGCATCCGTGATCCACATCATCGCTAGTTAATGTAATAACAGATCCCACTGTGGTACCTGTGGATGTTAAACTTTGAATATCATAGCTAGGAGCAAACAATGCACCAGTGTTGTAGGATACACCTTTACCTGATTGGTAACGAATATATTTCTTACTCATACGAATTGCCACTGCACCGTGAGCTGGGCCGCCAGTTCCTAGTTGTACGCCGCCGTCCAATGGTCTATGCACATAATAACTGTCAGGACGACTATAAACAGAACCAAACAAGGTGTTGCTGATTATGCCCGGAGATCTAGCAGTGTATCTAATAGTACTGCTAGTTGGAGCTTGCTCTACAAAATACGGTCCAGATGCTAATTGAGCATTTGAACCGGTGCTACTAATTGTAACAGTTATGCTATCTCCAGGAATAAATCCATGAGGGCTAGTAAACTGAATTTCAATGGTCGCAATACTGGTATAGTTGATAGACGTAGCACTTGTAATGACGCCTGTGGTTACATCATTGATTGAAACAGCACTGATAAAATCTTTGTTAGGTGCTATTACTGGACTACCTGCTATAGTAAATGCTGTGATGGCGCCGCCTGCTTGGACAGTTAATACACGAATCACAGCACTCGTAGCGCCGCCTCCTATAGTAATAATTTCATTGGCAACGTATCCTTGCCCCGCCTCATTTACAGCAATACTTGTTACAATGCCACCATTTGCGGTGTCGCATCCAAGAATATCAACAGTTAGTCCAGTACCGCTTGCACTTGCTGTTGTGGCTAATCCAATTTCTGTTCCCGTATATCCAGTGCCGCCCACCAGTGTAGCTGTATCAAATGTGTCTACGGAATTGATATTGCTGGCAGTTGTTACTGTAATGGTTATGTCATTGCCAGTGGTAACCCCTCCAACACTTGTTCCCAAAATAGTAATAGTATTTGTGGCAATATACCCGTTGCCGGCTGAAGCACCGATCACTGCTGAATAAGCAAGACCTATTCTGGATACATTAAAGATTGCGCCTGTGCCAGTGCCTGAAGTGACACTTTGTGATAATCCGTTGTATGTTTGGTTTGTTCCTAAAATTCCGCTAGTTAGTGGCCCACTTAGTCCAACGGTATTAGTAACTACAGTTGTGACTTGTACAGCAGATCCGTCCCCCCGATTGAATACCAGGCCTGGAAGTATTCCACTAGTACTAGCAACTATCAACTGAGTATCACCAGCTTGGGCAGTTGTTGTTAATTTGGTAGTGGCAACAACTCCGCCAGTGCCTGTGATTGCTGTGATTTGTGTGCCAGTACTGATGCTGGTTCCGGTTATAGGTGCTCCTAGTACTGGAGCAGTGCCGGTAAATCCAAAAAAGTTACTGCCCGATGGACTGGCCAATGATGTGGTAAATGTTCCAGATTGTCCATTTGAATACACGTTGAATGACGGGTTACCAACTGTTGAACCTGTATAAAATCCTGCACTGCGTAGCTGGGTATAGCTAGAACTTAACAATGTTGGGTTAACTGTGCCAACTTTGCTTTTTGCATAATATGAGAATACGTTACTGGATGTAACAGTAGCAACAATAAATGTTCCCTCAGCACGGCTAAATCCACTAACACTGCTGGCCAATGCTTTGATTGTGAACACATCACCGACCGCAAAGGCGTGAGCGGCCAAAGTGGTAACTGTAAGTAAACTTGCTCCAACACCAGCTGTGCCGTTGGATGCATCTGTAAACACACTCACAACAGCTTTGTCACTGCCTGGTATTTCGTACACGCTTGGATAATTGCGCATCATGGAGATGGTCTGCCATTTGGTTGGTTGTAATCCGTACTCAAAGTCAGCGTCCAACATGCTTTGTGGAATACCAACTTTGGCACGTTCCATAGCATCTGTGCCAATGCTGTTTAAACGGACTGTTTGTTCTTTGCCTTCGACAAATATTTGAATATTGTCAGTCACCATCATTCCAGTAGTATCTACATTGAATGTCAGTGTTGTAATTTGTTCGTTGCCAAATAATGCACCAGCAAAATCACTATCAAAGTTACTGCTGTATGTTACTTGGCCTGCACTGTCAGTGTCTGCAAAGTTGTATAAAATAACATTGCGACTGGCATTAGTGATCAATAAGAAATCTTTAATTTTATAAAACCCAGGAATTTTAACATATCCTTGATTTGAAATTAATGTAGGTAAATTGCTCAAGCCGGATGTAATAACGTTGATAACAATATTGGTTAACGCTACAAAATGTGCGCTGGCTCCTAATTCTGGCGTATATGATTGATTAACAACTTGGAACACTGTTGTGTTTCGAGCGGTGGCCGCTATGTTAGTTAAAATATAATTAGAGATTAGATCTCTAATAAAAGTGTGTGCTGAAATTTCAGGGCCTCGGTCGCCGTCAACTTGAGGATAGCCGTTGTCAAAATATTTACTTGCATTGAAATATGTTTGTCTGTTACCACTGTGTTTAAGGTCGCTGATATAACCTTCTAACACATAGCTGACGTCTCTGCGACATTTTTCTGCATTATAGGTGTAATAAGCGAACGGTGCAATATTATTAGCAACATTGTAGGCAATATAAGCAATAACCTCTTCTTGTACAAAGCGTTTGTTTGCATCAATAAGTGCCACTGCTTGAGTTAGCAACATACCTCCTTGATTATTTGGACTAACAACAGCGGGCAATGAACTTAATCCAACATTAATTGAATTGATAATGTAATTCATTAGGGTTGAACTTCGAGTAATACCCAATGCTTCGCCCGGATTATCAGTAGTTGATTGTGTTACTGTTGAATTTAATCTGGTATATGTTGTGTTAGTTAAAATAAAATTAGTAATGCGGCCGCGTAACCAAGTTTTAACATCAACCTCGATTGCAGGAGTAAGAACTTGTGTAACACCAGCAATATAATAATTGGCGCCTGTCTGATAAACTAAGCTGTTTCCGCCGTAAGTTAAATCATAAACTATGGCATCTATATTGTAACCAATATCAAGTTTTTGTTTGTTAGATTTGGTAGCATCGTATGTGTAGTTGTAATATGGACTGCCGTTGTTAGCCACGTTGGCAATTATTTGCGCAAGAATATATGCGTTGGTTTCAGCAACAAGGAAAGCTCTGTTAGCAGTTAATAGTGCTACTGTTTGTGGATACTGATTGTAAGCTGGAGGAATTGCTCCTGGTACAAACTTATAATTAGATATTTGTTTCTTTGACATTTATAATTTTCCTTGTTTAGCTCATTGCAATTGCAAGTGCAATGGCTTTTACATCTACATATTTTTTATTTGTTGCGTGTGTTGCTAGCGTTGGTTTAGTACTTATCACAGCATTGCCGCCCACTGTGACATCATTGGTTGTTGTTACAGTACTGGTTGTTACGGATGTACTTGCTACAGTATTTGCTGTGACATTACCAGTCACATTACCTACTACAGCACCAGTATGAGTTCCAGTAGTGTTACCAGTCACATTACCTACTACAGCTCCAGTATGAGTTCCAGTAGTGTTACCAGTCACGTTGCCTACTACGGCTCCAGTATGAGTTCCAGTAGTGTTACCAGTTAAATTTCCGCTGAATGTACCAGTAGCAATGCCTGTAAAGGTTGGGTTAGTAAATATTGAAGCTGTACTTTCGAGGCTTGGTGGTTTTACTTCCCATGCTACGCCATTCCAAAACCACATGTCTGTGCCTACTATCACAGTGTCATTTATTGCGGGACTATTGGGGAAATTTATTGCCATGGTGTGTCCTGTTTTGTATATTTAATCATTAGATTGCTGATATATCTTTGATGGTAATTGTGCCAATCATGCCACCGTGACTTTGACAGAGGTAGCCATATGTACCGCTGGTACCAGCTGGAATTTTCCAATACAAAGTACCTGATTGTTGTGCTTGAGCTGAAGCACCTGTGGTCACTGTGCCACTAGTGGTAACATGCACTAGACCAGTGCTGTAGTTCGAGCCTGAAAAACGTATCAAGAATGGATGGCCGCCAGCACCCGCTAAATTAAATGCTATGGTAGTTCCGCTGATAGCATATATAGTTGGATTATTACCACTGTATTGGTCAAACAAGTATGCACTGATGCCACTGGCAGTGACATCCAATCTGGTTATTGCTGGCAAATAGATTTTGTCTACAGTTAAACCTGCGACATCTGATAGTCCGCTAAATGCTGTTGCACCACCTCCCGAGTACTGCGGTATATTCAAAGTACCACTACTGAATGTGGCCGCACCACTTGACCCAGTAGTGGTCAATGTGATAGGTGCTTGATAGTCAGTTCCAGCTGTTGCGGCTGTAAGAGCATTTGCTCCATTGCCTTTCACAATACCACTGATAGTGCCAATAGGTGCTTGATAATCAGTTCCGGCAGTTGCGGCTGATATGGCAGTGGCATTGCCTTTTAGTAGTCCGGTAATACTTGTTGTTATAGTGATTGCTGGAGTTGAACTGGCAGTGGCCACAGTGCCAGTAAATCCATTTGCAGAAGTAACACTTACACTAGTAACTGTACCAGCGCCTGCGCCTCCGGCTGTGGCATCTGCATCATTGATCCAAGCTGAACCGTTGTATTTCAATACTTGTCCAGTGCTGGGTGTAGTGATAGTTACATCAGTTAAACTATCTAAATTGGACGCAGTGGAAATTGAAACAGTGCCACCCAGGCTCACACTAGTACCATTTATTGTGATACTGCTGTTGGTCAATGCACCATTGCCAATATTGGTAATAGTGTTTGATGTGCCACTTATGGTTTTGTTGGTCAGCGTCTGGGTGCCAGTCAAAGTGCTGACCACTGCGGTGTCAATGGCCAATGATATAGCGGTACCGGCTGATCCAGCTGATCCGCCTGTGATACCCGATCCAGTTTGTACACTGGCCACATAGTTACCTGAAGTTCCGGCACCTAAAGCAACTGTGCCAACTGTAGCTGAGAGGGCGTTGCCTGCGTCATTATAAACAAAAGTGATACCGGTTTGGGTACCGTTTGCAAACAGCGAAGCAGTTCCGTCTTGAGCTTCATCTAAAGTGATGCCACCACCACTACCACCACTTGCGGCATTTATGGTATACACGCCATTTGTGCTTGATACAGTTACATTGGTGCCAGCTTGAATACCAGTGACTGCAACATCTGATAATAGAGCCAATGGTAACCAGTTAGCAGAATGTGCTACATATAATCTTCCTGTAGCATGTACGTGCGCCACCATGCCGTGCCACGTGGCCGCAGGTGCTTCGGTGTTAAGATCTGCTAAGGTATCCCAATGAAATCTCACATAATTTTTTTGTGCTGAAACTTCCAGTTGACCATTGATATGCAACATGCTCATACCATCATGTGAATGCCAGTACACTTCTGCTAGATCATCCACTGTGGTTCCATTGCCAGCATAGTAGGCAAGTTTGCCTGCCAAGCCAGTGTTTACTGTGCCGCTTCCACTTCCCCCAACCCCAGTACTGAAGCTAGGAGTCATGGGCTGAATCCATTGTGTGCTATTACCATCGTTGTAATAGATATAAAGTTTACCTGAGCTAGTGTTGAACCACAATGTGCCAATTTGTGCTGTTGGTGCTACAGGCGGTGTATCCCCTAAAACAGCACCAATACCAGCACCAATGAATTGACTAGCAGTTACAACACCTGTTCCAAAATTAATACTTTTGTTTAATGCCGTGGTTTTGATATTGGCCAAGTCACTTCTAAGAATCTGCATTCCGCCAAGATTATCACCGTCCATCAAACGTAAAGTACCATTAGTGGCATCGTAGACTATCTCGCCCTCTTCAAACGAATTTCGATTTAAAGTTATGGCGGCTTGTCTTTGTAATCTCAGTGCTCTTATTGGTAACATTCTTTGTCCTTTTAGTATTTAAGCTAAATTAGCAGGAGTACCATAGTAGGTGTTGCCTATAATGTAAGGAAACACTGGTTCCAACAATGAATTTAATGTGATAAAATACGCATAAGTTCCGTTAGGATAATCGGGAGTAACGCAATAACGTCCGTTATGCTGATCCAAATCTCCGCTAGCTGTGTAACTATAATCTTCAATAAAAATACCCAGGGGATATAATGTTGTATTGCTAGCTGTGGTTCCTTCACGGCTGACCGCAGAATTTAAAGTATAACCAGACCCCATTCGTTTTACACCACTGGTATTGTTTGTTGCCACACCATAACCATATGGTCCGTACACAGGGTATCCGTCTGCGCTAATACCTAATATTTTACTATGTCCGTCAGCATGAATTAGGCCGCTTGAAAGATATTTGATAACACTGGTTTCAGCTAGACCAGTAGCGCCCTGTACTCCCGAACTGTGTCCTATACCAGTTAGCCACGCACTAAAGAACGATCCATCGTGATAGTGATACTGATTCGGCGGCGCCGCGTGACCTCCTGCTAAATCTTCACCAAAGGTGTATCCTAAATTTTTACCTGCTGAACTGGCTGCATTGTATTGCCACGTTGGCGCTAACAAGTTAGGGCCGCTTGGTCCGCCTCCTTGTGCGCTGGGATTAAACATTGCAACACCGTTGAGCCATACACCAATTAGGCCAGCGCCTGTTGCTGTGGTGGACCCTTCTGTATTTGTTCCGCCACGATATGGCCACGATAAATTAAAATTTTGCGCGGCTCCTGTATTTACGGCTATCGAATTTCCATAACTATGATAAGGTAGGCCTGTGGCAATTAATGCCACATTACCACTATTAAACGACCATGTGCTTACATTCTGAACCCTGGTGCCACCGCCCAATTGTGTAGCAGTTGCTACACCGGATATATTTGGCCCGGTAAACAGATAAGAAATGATCGATCTTTTTGTAGCGGTGTTTGCTAAACTTCTACCAGATATAGATGCAATACGTGGCATAAGTTATCCGTATGTACTCAAACTACCAGTAACAATCCATGTACTGTTAAAACGTAAAATTGTAAATGATACGAAATCGGTTTTTGTTGAATTACCGCTAGGAGCACTGCCACCTAACCAACTGATTACTTGAGCAGATCCATTGATTTGTATTGCGCTTGGTAAAAATGCTGTTGCGCCCTGTGTAATAATGATAGTCACGACCGTTGCTCGATTGTTTGTTGTTGGTATATTTGTAAAGTTTGCAGTAAATCCTGCTACCACACCAGCATGATACCATATTGCGCCGGTTGAAAAATCATGAGTAACAATGCCTGTGGCTCCTAATTTAGTATTAAGAACTTCGGTACTTTGTTGTAATATCGTTGTTGCAGACACAGTAAACACGTTGTTGGTACTGTCCCATGATAGTCCTGCCGCATCATCAACTGCATTGGTATTACCTGGATAAAATGCTAAAGAATTTGCAACCCCAGTGTTGACTGATCCGCTTCCGCCACCGCCACCTCCAGTAGCACTGATCACGCCTGCATTGATAGTTATAGATGATCCATCCACTTTGACACCACCCAAAATTCCAGTACTTGCAGTTGGCAATGCGTATGTGCTCACACCGCCGGAATAGGACAAACTGTTCCATGCAGTGCTTCCATTTCCGTATTTTATTTTTAAAGTATCTGTTTCTAATCCGGGTTCGCCCGAAGCCAGCGTGGGATTAACGCTAGTCCAATTAGCCGCGGTATCTCTGCGTAACTTAATCAATGAAGCCATATGAATTCCTATTGTCTAGTACTATATTTATCTATAGTTAATTTAAGGTACAGCCAAAAAAAAAGCCACTAAACAGTGGCTTTTTATTATATAATTGTAATTATGAGCCGTGCCAAGCAGTTCCAGCTTCTTTGAGACCTTCTAGATGTCCGTGTGAATAATGACTGTGATGCGGAGTTCCAACACTATGACTTGTCATATGTTCGTGATTCAATAGGCCATCGCCAAAACCGTGATGCAATGCGGCTTTGCATTCTAATCCATGGCATCTGTCAGCAACATGACTGTCTCCCAGGCCTTCTGCAAGATCTGTACTAGCGGCGTCTGCACCTTGCTGTTTTCCTGATGCAACACGATCCAAATTCTTTTGACGTCCGCTAGAAATATATGCGGCCATGGTTTCTGGAGTAAACTCACCGGTTACTGGCAAATGTAACGATTCCTGGAATTCTTCAATTGCAGTTTTAAGGGCTTTGAAAGCATCCGGATCTATAGTTAATCTGCTCAAGGATTCGTCATCCACTGGCCCAGCAGTTGGAGCCTCTGGCTTTTTGGTTTCTCCATCTTCATTCAAGATGTCTAAATACTTGCGGAATATATCTCTTTGTGACATAGTTAATTTCTCTCTTTATGTATTTATTCAAAAATACGACACTGGTTTACAGTGTATTTAGTTAATAGTCATCCGAATCACCGGGTATTTTATTTAAAAGTTCCCGTAATTTTGAACTTTCAACTTGTGCAGTTACTTTGGCAACTGGCTTGCCCTGCCCAGGATCAGAGGATATTTCTGCACTTGTAACAGTGGTTTTTTGCTTTAAACTGTCAATAAAACTACTGCCAGTGCTACGCATAGCTACCTGAGTATCATCTTCTAAACAGTCTGTAATACGCAAAGTATCCACGTTAAAGTCCAAATCAATTTTCATACCAACGCCCGAACTACTACGTGTTTTCATTAGTTGGATTTGATAACGTCCACGCTCACGCATGGCCCTGCTGGTAAAGATACCAAACACGTTGTCCGCAGTTTGGATTTTACTTAGTCCACCCGAGATATGACTGTGGTCAAACTCAACTTCTTCAACAGCACCACGATTCAACTGTGCGGCTGTTACAAACACACAGTTCTTTTCCACTGCAAGATTTCGCAGTTCTTCCGACACATATTTGTCTTTCACAAACAAGTTTTCAGCACTAATTTTCTTACTTAGTGGCATCAACAAGTCCATGTAGTCAACTAATAGTACGTCAACTTTACGGCCCATTTTAATCTCGTACTCTTTCAAATAAGCACGAATGTCATTGGCCGTCTTACCACTAGGCATGTACTTGACTTGTAACTGTCCGGATTTCTTACCAATCATTTTGACTTTCATTTCAACATCATCAATGTTCTTGAAAATCTCTCTTGTGGGTATACCAGTCACCATAGCATCCACACGCATACTGACCAGTTCTTCACTTAACTCAAGTGTTAAGTAGATTACGTTAAGTCCAGCAAGAGCATAATTGACACCAAGATTAGCCAAAAATAAGGATTTACCAGCACCGCTACCGCCCGCCCAAATGTTGAGCTCGCCGCGGTTAAAGCCTCCAAACAACTTGTCATCAACGTTTTTCCAACCTGTAGAAATTTGTCCATTTTTATCCTTGATAGCCATTAGTCTAGCACGGGGATCTTTAAAATAATCTGTGCCCATGTCTCGTTGTAAACCAACTTGTACTGCTTGTTTAATCTTTTCTTCTACTGGACCGTACTCACCTTTTTCCAGCAAATCCGCACTTTCTAAGATAGCTCGCTCGAGACCTTTGTGTCTAATAAATGTTTCAAAGTCATTCATTAGCCATTCAAAGTGTTCTTCACGTAAATCAGTTGCGGCCTTTAGTGTACTACCAGTTGCCGCATTAATAATATCCGGTGTGGGCAATACATTGTTATCGCTCACATAAGCAGTTAAGAACTCTGCGGCTTCTTGCAAACGTCTGTCAAATAACTTGCTGTCAAAAATACTCTGACATCTTACAAACGTACCAGCATCTGCCAACATCATTTCCAAATACACACGCTGAATATCATAACCGTAATCAACGTTTTGTCTTGCTTTATTTTCTTGTTTTTCACTCATACTTTATTATACACTCTAGTTAAACACCTTAACACCGTATTGGCGCTCAAAGTTTTTTGCATCTGCATGATTATTCACCATGGGCTTGCCTTTGATATTTAGACTGGTGTTCAGTAACATAGGGCATCCAGTTTCTGCATACCAAAGTTCTAACAGCTTTCTAAACGGGCTTCCATCGTTTGGTACAGTTTGTACACGGCTAGTCCCATCCCGATGCACAATGGCAGGATAGTGGTCGGAATGTCTACACCGAGCAACCACTTGCATATACCTACTGCTACTCCAACCAGTAGGCATATCAAAGTACTGATCCACATGCTCTTCAAGTATTGCTGGGCCAAAAGGTCTAAATTCTTGTCGCTGTTTGATTGCATTTACCCTGTCCTTAATGTCATTACCACGAGGATCGGCAAGTAGACTTCTATTGCCAAGAGCCCTAGGGCCAAACTCTGCCTTGCCCCGCGCTAGTCCGCAAATTTGATGTTGTGTAATATATTCTACAATTTCTGTGTTAGTGGATCGATAACCCATGTCATAACCTAAAAAGGGTGTAAAGTCTTTGGGACTAATACGCCACTCTGGGTTATGCGCCAGAACTGCTCCGATGGCACTGCCGGCATCGCCTGGATTAGGCATAATCCATGTATTAGCAAAGTACTTGCCAGTAAGCGGGTTAGCACTACAATTCAAAGCACACCCACCCATCAATACTAGATTCTTACTGCCAGTAAGTTTTAATCCCTGCTGTAATATTCTATCAAACGTCATTTCATATACTTGTTGGGTAGCGGCCGCAATATCAAAATAATCTTTAATAATTAAATCAGGTCTCCATCGCGGGCAACCTTTATGTAAGTTTTGTTTTAATCTAAATGCATGACCATAATCGTCATTGGGTAATTCTACCAAGTCTGACAATATATCGTGTGTAAGTCTATTGGGATTACCGTATGCCGCCATACCCATAAGGATATATTCTTCCTCGTTGGGTTTTAAGTGACAGCGTTGCGTCATAGCAGAATAAAAAAGACCTATACTGTGTGGATAACTTTGGCTAGCAAGTTTCTTAAGTTTGTTGCCAGTGCCTTGCCAAATAGTCATTGTTTCAAATTCGCCAATAGCATCTATAACTAATACACATGCATCATCAAATCCACTGGTGTAATACCCTGCGGCCGCATGACTATGATGATGATTTGTATAAACTATAGGGGCACTAATTTCGTACCTTGCCATATAAATTTCTATGTCGTTATCACGACGCTTCCAGCCCTGACCCGCTATTAGTTGTCTTAGGGTTTTCTTAAAAGGCTTTTCATACCAGTAAACACGTTCAGGATATCCAAATCGCTTGGCGTCAGCTACCAGCTCTTTACATAAGTCTCTATCATTTTTACAACCGCTATAACGTTCGCTATGACTGGCAAATACTAATTTTTCGTCACTGAATACTGCAAGTGCCGCATCGTGACTATTAGCACTTATTCCCCAGCTAATCATTTATAGATAAAAGGATCACGTTTCCGTAATTCTTCCAATCGTTTTTTAAATGCTCTATGCGCTTGCCATTTGTGTAGCGGCCATAAAAGAATTTCAATTAGTTTTTTCATAAGTTTCCTTAAACCATTTTTTAGCTTTCAACTGTATTTTGAGAGGGTTGGCTTCTTTTGCTTGTGTTATTTTATATAGTGTAGCCAATCTTCCTAACTTTATGATTGCATCGTTTACATCTTTAACATCATCTGGCCAATCTGGCATGCTGACACTCCAGCCGTAATCTAATGCTTGTTCCAATGTTAGTAACCCAGATTTGTCTCTATCCGGAACTAGCACAACTTCTTTATTCAATTGCTTGAGTAACCAATTTTGGCTATCTTTAATTTCAGCACCAAGCAAGGCACACCCGTTAATACTTATCGCATCAAACGGCCCTTCGCAAACAATTACGAATTGCCTGTTGTTATTTTGTGCATCTAAATTAAACACATAACCTGGTTGTTGTTCGCTCAGATACTTGGGTTTAGCATCTCCCACAGTACGGGCAGTCCACCCTACTATTTCATTTTTATAAACAAACGGAATAATAATTCTATTACTAAATCCAGTCTTAGGAGTCCAATAAAACGGATAACTTGTTGGATCTATATTTCGATCCGCTAGATAGTCTATACATTTTTTAAAGTTTTCGGGCAACGAAAAATCTGATTGTGCAATTTGTTCTGCCCATTCAATCATACTAAGAGAATCTATAGGCAGTGCTCTTGTATCAAATGTTGGAACTATGCTACGTACTTCAGCATTGGAGTCTTCATTTAACTTCAATGCTTCTAATCTCAATTGTCCGATGGTGTCATCGCCCATGCCCAAATCTCGCATGAACTTGTTCATCTTTTGGCTTACGAGTCTACCGGGTTGCCAGCTGGCTTTGAATCCGCAATTGAAACAGTGATAACTTACAGCATCGCCTGCATTGAATATGAGCCCACCCCGTTGACGTTTATCATCACAACATACTGCATTGAAACTTATCCAACCACTAGGAGTTTGCTTCCGTTTTGCAGGAAGATAGCTGTTGATTGTGTCCGTGATTATACTCATATAAGTGAGTATAACAGACTAATTACAGCAGGTCAACCTTTATGATACAGTTACTTTGGTAATTGTGCCAGTTGTTGCCTGTGCATCTGTTCGATTGAAAGTTATACGCATGTAGGTATAATCTTCCATGTTTTGATATTGTTTGAGCATGTAAGCAGTTGTAGAATTGACAGTAAATGTATCCAACACAGTGCCACGAAGTGTAAAAGTTTCTGAACTGATACTGGCATCCTTGGTAACTTCAACTTTTACAGTTCCAATCAATTGACTGAATCTAAATTCCACATCTGATACTGTACTAGGAACTGCTTCGTAAAATCTCAAAGGTATTGCACTGCTATGGAAATATTCAATCATATCAGTACCGAACTGCAAATTTTTATAAAAACTAGTTACTACTTGTTCGTCTTTGATAGTGGGCATTGCATCACCAACAAGTTCCATTTTGCCAACTGCACCAAATCTAGTATCGCCATACAGCATAACTTCTTTGCCAGCTTGGCTGGCCGATACGCTGAATGATAAAAACTGATGATCCAATTGATCTAGATCATCTTGTGGAAGAGTAACTGATGCTAGACCTTTGTATGTGGTCTGAGGCAACATGGGAGTCACAGTGTATGGACTATTTGGCAATGCTTGCCCGCTGACATCCATAATGTTTAATTCAATATTAGTTAATGTAGACAAGTTGATACGCTTCTGGTCAGCGTTCTTAATGTCAAACTCTAGGGTATTATCTATACCAGCATAAATTTTTATGTTTCTTTGATACACGGTTGTATACTCCACAGTGAAACCTGCCAAATCAGCCAATAGTTCGATTCTATTTGGATATAAATACGTTGAGATTTTTTGCATTAGCGCAGGACCTTTATACTATATTTATGGCAAAACTAAGAGATAACATAGAACAAAAACTACCCTTTATCAGTGTGTTAAACTACGGTGAATTGGAATACATTGGTATTATCATAAATCAAGATCAATATGTAACCAGCTTTTACGACCTTAATGCCATTAAAACATTAGAAGAACGTGCTGTATTTTTAGATATAGGAGAAACTTGGTGGTGGGAATCAAACCGCCAATTTCCTATCAATATATTTTGCAGAGAACAAATACAACCGTTTCACTATGCCATTAAAACATTCAACAGCAAAGATGCCCGTGTTGTGTTAGGGCCTGTTGTTAATCTAATGAACTTGACTATGAAACGTGTTAAACGTAAAAGTGTACAGTTGGTCCGCAAGGTACGTTAAGCATACCCGTAACTGATACCTTCACATATCAAATTCATCTGCACCACAATAGCCATAGCATAGGCCACAGCATGAGCTTTCTTGAAATAATATTCCTCAGTCGTTGGTTTCGTCCATACTGACTGCGTTACTTCTGTCCACGGTTTGCCTAACAAATGTTTCTTGGCGGGGCGTATGATTGCTAGACACGCCGCGAGCTCTTCTATATTTTTCGGTTTCATTTTCCTCAATACGTGCCCGTGCCCATTCACGTGAAAGAGCAGATTCGTGAAGTCGTCCTGTTCCAATAGATCCCATAGTGGTTCAATCTCCATAAGTTGTTTAAGGTGTGCCTCATCCCTTACACCTTTGTAAATGCTAACATTCAAAAAATCTATCTTAAAATATCCACGTTCTTCTGCTTGCTTATAATCTATTGTGCTAAGTCCAGTAAGTGGATTGTACGGAATACTAGTACAATATACACCGGTATTGTGCTTTTTAAAAGTTCCATTATCTCCAATGGCGGCTGGAATATGCTTTAAAATATCCAACGCATCTGTGCGATCTAAAAAGTCTATATCAATATCAGGCATCTTTATTGTTCCTTGTTAACAGATAGTTTAATTTGTCAAATAACTTTTTATGGGCATGTTTTCCGGGATGCGCATTATCTGGAAATTCAGACGAAGCGCAATCTAGTTTTAATATAGTATCAATATTATCTAACATTTTAGATTTTTCTTCTATGGAGTCTGTACAATTTGCAGAGTCAAACAGATCTAAATTACAAACACCGTGAGAAAAAGGTAATTTAATTCCAAGTATTTCTGAATGCCAATCTTCTATCAACAATTCTATTTGGCCAACAATATTATCAAAGTCGTCTACATCTATTGGAGCTTGGCCTCCAATAACAATAGTTTTACATTTGAGCGTTGATATCAAATCAGTAAATTCTTGATATGCTAAAATTGCTAAATCTTTAGTTAATTTAGGTATGCTAAATTTTATTTGCGGGGATGTTAGTATCTCGTTTCTATCTCTAAGACTTTCTGTGTGAAACCAAATTAGCCAATCAACTTCAGTAAGATTTACTAAAAAATATTGTTTAGCTTCTCTAATAGTTTCTAAGTTAGTGCCACCATTCTTTGCAAAATTAATTACATTGTACCCTTCATTTTCTAATAACAATTCTAAATGTGTATCTGATGGATCGCCTAAATGAGTAACATTTATTTCTACATCGTCAGAATATAGTGTTTTTATTTTTTCAATAGTATTATTAATATAGTTAATAGGAGCATAATTAGGAACACCCCAACTATCTCCTATAATTACTAAAGTTTGTTTAATCTTGGACATCTTTTCCATCCCACACCGCAATTTTTTTCCATTGTAAATTACCTGGAGTAGTATAAGGAATATACACTTCTCCAGTTTCTTTATCAACCAACACCCACTTGTCTGGACACTTTGATGTTATTGAAAGAGTGATTGCCGTGTCGTATTCTTCCGCTTCTGTACCATCTAATAATTTTCTTTTCATATGTTAGACTCCTTAACTACTTGTCTAACCAGTTCTACATCAGCAGGTAATTTTTTAAATTTGTTCATCCAAAATCGTGGATCGATAGTAGTACCAACTGCGGCTAGCTGTTCGTCACTAAATTTTGATAACATTGCTTTTCCGTTTTTACTGTTCAATATCACCCAAGGGCTTATCTTACCATCACGTATGTCAAAGGTTGCTCTGTTTAAACTAACGTATAAAAAATAATGATTCCACTGACTTTGATGTGCATCTGCCCATGTCATCATATGTCCGATACTACGCTGTAGTGCTGTTTCCACAGTTTCTGTGCGAATTAAATTTGCAACATATTTTTCATACAATTCATCTCTGCACCAGTGATCTAATTTGATACCACTTGTAATGACATAGTCGATAAATCTGTCAGGATACAACGGATTAACATTGCTAACAAAACTACCAAATTTAACAAATGCATTATAATAAGGACTTTTTGCAAACTCGTCATACGTTTTATTACCCTTTAAATTTTGACTCATTTTAAAAAATCGATTAAAAGCATCATACCCCATAATGACATGTTTTTCAGTTTTAGCCAATGCTCTACGTTTTTGCTCGCAAAGATGTACCATCAACGTTTTTTCTTTAGTAAACGTATTTGAACAGTACTGACAAACGTATTGTGCTATCTCTAATGTCATTTTAATAATTTTTTAACCTCTACGTCATCCATGCCGCGCATCATTGCAAGTTCTTTAAACTCCGCATCGCTCATAAGTTCTGCAAGCAACTCGCAATCTACTTGTTTTTTTGCAGGATACAAATCTAATAAAAATTTCACCTTCTTATCCGAACTAGTTCCTGGTTTCTTTTTAAAACCAATCCATTCGTGATAATGTATCTTTTTACTTTCGTGTCCGCACATGGCTAACAACATCCACATGAGTTTAGGATGCTTTTGTAACAGATTCCAGTGTTTATTAAAGTATTCGTTAACAGTCAGCAGATAATGCTGTTGTAATTCTGTACTGTTGGTCTTTACATTGCTGATGTAACGATTCATGATAAAGAATTCGCTTTTCAACGATTTGCGTTGCTCGTCATCGAGCTCGTCCCAAAGACCAATATAGCCGCTATCTACCGCCGCCATTACTTCTTTAATTGCTAGTTTCTGTGCCATCTAACGCCTTTGGAATTAATACTGCATCGAATGCCATAACAGTTCTATTACCAGTTCCCTTCCAGGGATACACCAAATGTGAAACATAGCTTGGAAACATCAGAATATTCTTGGCTTCTGGTCTATAGCACCAGCCGTCTTGTAAAATAAACTTGGTTACATCTTTTTCTACCGGAAACTTAAACAAAATATTGCCATCAATATTTGTACTGTTTTCATCCAATATGGGTGTTTCTATGTACATATTACCCGACAAGTGACCTGCCGGATGGTTGTGCATGGCTTGATATTCGCCGGAGTTTTGCTTGATAGTCCATATACTAGTGACTTTAACTGATACATAATCCATATCGGATACCATGCTTTGTGTTTTGATCTGTTGTATGTACTGGGTCAATTGTTCTTCTAAGAATTCAGTCAACCAATCTACATTGATGCTAGCATCGTTAGGTAGCACTTGTATTTGTTGTCCTCCGCGCACACTTAATCCATTATTGCCAGCATCGTTAAGATCTGTTCGTTCGTGAAGTTTTTCGGCTAGCTTTTTAATTCTTTCAAACATATCATCGGGTATTGAGTCAATACCCATAATCAATGGATTAAAAAATGCATATTTCATTGTATTTTATCCTTACTCAACTTGTATATCATTATAGCACGATCCAGGGCCTTTTGTAAAGTGATATTGGTTTTCGCTTCTCTATGAATTTCGCCCCACATCTTACTTTCTCGTATCTGCTCAATTAACGGCCTGCCATCGCTGGTACGAGGATCGGGTCTATCTTCCATTTCGTATTTGTATCCAATCAATTTACGATCAGTTTCCCCAAACTCACGAGCATATACTTCATCGCCATTGCGTTCATAAATGTAAGTTGCTCCAGGTTTAAGACTGCCCATTTTATAATATCTTACTCAAATCTATAATTTCACTTTGACGGCTAATTTCTTTGCAAAAATAGGCACAGTCTGGTTTGTGATCGTTACTCAGCGGAGTTGCAAGTAATTGATTATTTTTCATCTTGGGGAAATACCATTTGACATCATTGTAAAAATTTACAATTTCAATTTTCTTAAATTCTACTCTAAAACTACTGAGTGGATTAAAAATTAATGCTTCAAATCCTCTATCATTCAAGCTGGTCAAAGGTAAAATTTCAATGTCACAACCACTTGAACTATCACCTACCGCTATGTGCCAATCTATAGGCATTGTGACTTGTTTCCCGCCAATGTTAAGTACCATTGCTGGTGCATTAAAAGATTCTAAGAATATTAATGGCATAAAGAAAAAATCTGGTTCTTTAGGATCACTGTTGTCTAGCACGGCAAATCTACACTCCTCGTCTACTTCCTCTGGAAGATTATCCAGTAAAAATGTTTTATTTTCTAATGTTAATATTTGCATAATTCCTTATCGTTGCCAATCCGTTTTTTCAATAGTAAACGGATATTTGGCGTCCTTGTAAAATTTCTTACGCTCAGTAAGATGCCTTTTTGCATACTTACAGGTACTGGTTATGTCCCAGATTTGTACGAAGTCTTTGTCTTCTGCTTTTCGAATACCTCGGCCAATTGATTGTATAACGCGGACAAAGCTCTTTCCGGGCTCAAGAAGAACCATATTAAAAATCCTAGGGATATTAATACCAACAGCGGCCACACCAAAAGTCGCCACAATAATCTTGTTATCATTCGTTTTAATTTCGTCATATTCTTCTTTTCTATCTTTGGTTTTGACCTCGCCCGAGATAAACACTGCTTCTGGAATTTCATTGATAATAAATTTGCCTGAATCAATTCTATTAACTAACACTAGTGTATTGCCTGATTGAGATATTGTTTTAATTAGTTTACTTAGGTATATCATCCTGTCTTCATCTGTAACAAGATATTTTAATTCTTCTGGATAACTGCTGAATTCTTTTAAATCCATCAACTGCACCACGTTGACATGACAGTCACTTAGTACACCTTTGGTTTGTAACTCGTGTGCTTGTATGCTGTGAATTACTGGACCAAGACTTGCAAAGATAGCTTCGAATTCATGTGCTTCTTTGGGAACCGTTCCTGTTAGTCCCCAACGTATGGGTGCATTACATAGGTTTTGCGTAAGTAAATTTTTCAACACTTCTGCCTTGGCCATGTGTACTTCGTCAACAATAACAGTTTTAACTCCGTCGAGAAATTCTGCCAGTGTTACAATGTCATGTTCTTGATTCTTTGATTTCTTATCCAATATATTAAGACTCTGCCAAGTACAAATTGTGTGTGTTTTATTGAGATCTTTGCGGTCACCGTAGTACACACCCACGTCCAATCCGCAGTTGATAAAGTCTTCTTCAGTTTGCTCAACAAGACTTTTATTCGGTACAATAGTAATAGTGCGACCAAAGTTTTCACACAGTTTACTCAAGGTCGCAGTGATAATTGTCTTGCCTGCACCAGTAGCTACTTCTTGTAATGCTTGAGGATTTTTAAGAAAATTATTGATCACATCAAGTTGATAGTCACGCAATCGAATGGGTTGCCCTGCTTGTTGGTGTCCCATTGGCCAACACCGTTCTCCCCAGAAATCTTCAGTAACTTCTGGAAATGCCAGCTTGATCGGGTCACGCAGGTCTTCCACTTCTTCCAGCGAAATACCCAGGCCATGTAGTATTTGCATGACCTTTTCTAGTTGGTTCAAATAGCCGTTGCCGCCAAGGCCAAACAGGCTTACAGTGCCATCCCATCGACCCAGTTTATATGCAGGATGATATCTAGCATAAGGCGCAAAAAACTTAAATGCATTGGCTAATTTCTTTCGTGCGTCTAACTCAAGACCTTCGATCTTGATGTTAACTTCGTCTTTTATAATTAATTTTACAATGCCCATGTACTGGTAGCCCATCCTGTGTTGTTGTCGAATATGCTTGGCTTATCTGAATACGAAATAATTAAATCGCATCGATTGCTGTATATTGCAGTCTTGCCATGTCTTAAGTTGTTACCAAACACTATAACACTTTTTGGTGCCCAATTGCAATCTTTTAGGAAGAATTTGGGTAATTTTCCTGTTTGTATTCCCGCCACTATGGTTGCGCTGTCCAACGGAGCATTGTAATGATTTTCTTGTATTACACCGTTGAATACCTTACCAGCGGTGTCGTTTTGCAGTCTAAAGTATATGCCTACATGATTGAAAATTTCGTTATTTTCCAAGGATTTTTGAAGGTTTTTTAGAGTTTTAGTACAAACATCTGCGCTGTGACTGTCAAAGATAACTAGCAATGGAAATCGTTTGAGATCTTTTAAATTACCAATAACATCGGATAATTCATAAGCATTTGAGTCAATCCATATTTTTTGTTGTGTTCTGTGAGCAATGAGATCTTGCAATTTTACCTCATTTTTCTCGACTTTTTTGGTCAAAAAGTGATAACGTGTTTTGCGATCAGCTATGATTAACAAATTGGTCACGGACTCAACACCAATGTCCTTTTCCAAGGAAGATTTTATTGGTTCGTATAAATTTTCACCAAAAAAGAATTTATTACACTCATCAGCGAATTTCCATTTTTTGATAATTTCGTAAAAATCGGTGATTTTTTGGTCAAATTCGAATTTACTTGGTCTTAATAAATCTATGATTGCAACAATATTTTTTTCAGTTAGTTCAATACTGATAAGTCTGGTACTGTGTACTGTGATGTTGTTTTCAATAAGTTTTCCAATGCCTTGTAATGTTTTTCTTACAGCACTGTTGGGGGAATATTCAACAAAGATGGCAGGTTCTTTATCTTTTAGTGTTTTTATGTAGACTTTTTTAGTGTTGTCTACTGCACGGAATCTTCTTGACCAAGCGGGTACTAACAACACATCTGTCAAGGTGTTGTCGATGATTAAAAAATGACTGCTGTATTGTTCCAGTAATTTTAACAATAAACGACTTTGATTTTCAGTGATAAAAACCGGACTTGACACCGCAGACGCAAGACTACGTAAAACTTTTGAATCTCGGGTGGGTAAATATTCTTCTATTTTTGGAGTAGTACAAGAAGTAATTTTTAAAAGTAAGTTATCTACAGTTATCATACTTTATATTATACAGAGTGCAATTACAAAAGTCAACACTTTTGTATAATATATTTTTTAAAGTGTTGCGTCTTCCATACCAGCGGTACGAAGCTTAATCACATTTGAAAGTTGCCATTGTTTGACATCAAGCCCTTTGGTAATGCCTAACCATTTGTTGCGTAACAGGGCAAACTCGTTGATAATCTTTTCAAAGTCCACAACGTCAGCTTCACCTTCAACGAACTTTTCACAGTCCCTTGAAGATAAAGCTCGTTGATAATTTTCTAAATATTTGCGAAAATGTTGACTTTTCAAGCGTCTAAGTTCAATATGTAGGTACTCAAGGATAGCTTCAATTTCTTGTAACTGACTGAATCGTTGTTCAACAATACCCGGCATTGCCGCGGCCGCCCTTTCAATATTGCCTTTAATATTCGTGTCCTGACGTGCGCCAATTAACTCATCGTTAAAATATGACACAGCATCTGGAATATAAGAAATGTCTTTGCTAACCTTACTGTACCACATATTATTCTAGCTCTTTATAGTCATCATCATCGTCGGACTCTTCATCCAAATAGTATTCAATTGCTTGATCCAGCACAGCATCGACACCTGTTGCACCTTCTAGTACTCGGTCACTTGTACCAAAATCTGCTAGTAGGTCAACATATCGTTCGGCCGCCACATCAATAATTTTCTTGTCAATATACTCACTAAACAAGATCCATACATCTGCTATTTGTGTTTCAGTCAACATTTTCGTCCGTCTCCTCAGGAATGGTTGTTGTTGTTAAAGACTTGATATGAAATTTTGCCATTAACATATCTAATTTATCATCTTTCCATTCTTTTCGGTAGAATTTGAATTCCTCGCCTGTGTCTGGATCAATCCATGCAAGTCTGTTGCCAGATTGTTTTAACAAGCCAGCTTTTTCGCACATGTCAACCATTCCTGAATACGGATTCATTCCTGTTTCATATGGAATTTTAATTTGCACAGTTTCAAAAGGCTTGCTGTAACGAGTCTTCATGATCTTGCAACTTGCACGAATACCCATTACGTCTGACACTTTGTTGCCGTCCTCATCCTCTTTGAGTTTGAGTTTTTTCATAGCAACAACAATACTAGAAGCATAAACAAAACCTTGTCCGCCACTGATCTTGTCGTCTGGATCAAACATGTCCTGTGACGCATAAGTGTGATTTGTACAAACCATACCCACATTATAACTGCCGAACATATTGACACAGTTACGAACTAATGAGGTTAATGCTTTTGGCTTACGGCCCATATCCCCCTTCATGTCACCAGCTTGGAACTGATTAATGTCGGTAGGGGTAAGCAACATACCCAATGAGTCTATGACAAATAGGACTTTAGGACGCTCTGCCATTTCTTTGTACTCTTTCATGAATTCATGAATGGTTTTTGCCACGTCATCAATCATAGCCATGTTGAGTTTAAGAAGTTTTTCTTCGCTGGTGTCCACACCTAAATCGTGCAACCATTTTTCATCCAGTGCATTTTCAGTATCAATCAAGATAACATAGATGCCCTGTGCTTGTGCGTTACGCACTAGATTACCTGAACAGATAAAACTTTTACCAGCACCACTTTCGCCGGCAAACACAGTGACTTTGCCAAGTGGAATACCTTTGTGGAAATCTCCACTGATCAGATAGTTCAGCGTGTAATTGCCAGTGCTGATCCAATCTGTAGGATCGTTAAATCCCACACCAAGACCGTCAATGCTTTTGGTCAAGGTCTTTCTAAATTTTGATAAATCGAAGGCTTTTGTAGCCATAAGTTGTTTCTCCTATGATGATGTAAGGGGACCGAAGTCCCCTTATTTTTACTTCTGACGATTACGAATCATTGCCAAGATGTCTTGGGCACGTGAGTCGCCGCCTGCTGAATCAGATGCTGTTGGCGCTGGTGCGGCCTTGGCTACTGGAGCAGGTGTGTCATCTTCATCATGTGATGCCGCTGGTGCAGGTGCGGCTTTTGGAGTTGCTTTGGGATCGCCAGTGTTTTGGCTCATCCCAGCTGGTTTGAAATACTGTCCCCAACGTTCCATGTCATATGGTTCGCCGTCGACTGAAGCTTCAAACATTTCTTTCATAACTTTCAATTCAACTTCGCCTGGCTTCTTAGGCAAGAAGTCACTCAAGTTAAACAAGCCATGTTGCTTGATAGCCGCATGTTC